CGGTCACATCACTTGTCAGTGCATGGCCGTTCACCTTTCTTGATGTGGGAACATAGCCGCTAAGGTCGGTTTCGGTCGTACCAATCATTTCCCACGCATAGGTATAGTTGCCTTCCGTACCACTGCGAATGACGATATATTCGTCCTTGGCGTTGGGCGAAGATGCGCCAGGAATGGGCAACAGATAGATGATGTACATATTGGCCGCAGTAGGCGTGGTTTCAAGGATGGAACGGTCAGGTTCAACCTTATAAGTGAACTGATGAATACCACTAATCAAACCGTCCACTTGCGACTTGGTGTAATAGTCCGTGGTATCGAAGAACATTGACAAGTTTGTTCCAGAGGAAACGTAAATCTTGCCCGTTGCGTTGTCAAGATACAACTTGTTGTCGTTGTAGTCCACCTCATTGGAATAGGTGTAGTTGGGCGAAGAACCAGTCCGCGTGAGATAGAACTTTCCGTCCGCTTCCTTGTAGTAACCACGAACCATATTATCCGCGCCAAGAAGCTTCACCGTAGATTGGTCTTTGGCAACATAAGCCAAGCCAGAAGACGGGTCTAAATAAATCTTTTCGGTGTCGGGGGTAATCGGGTCGCCCGTGAAACTGCTGTTCGTGTACAGTTTCTTGTCGGCTTGCTTGTAGTAGGCAACGACAATTTCATCGCCATAGTCGCGGAAGAACCACACCCAACAACGGTTTGACTTGTCATAATAATAGAACTGTACCAAGGTTGTTCCTGCGAAGTCCAAATTTGAACTTGCAATCAAAGAACCTTTGTACTTGACGCGAAACGCTCCTGAACTGTTCACGTTGAACGTAGGATTGCTTGCCGTGTTCATACCTTGCGAGAAACTGACGGCCAAGATAGTGCCGTCTTCAAGTTCCCAACCACTCGCAACATTTTGTGCCGTAATCGCCTTGGCTGCCGTGCCCACTGCCGTGGAACTAACGCCATAGACGAAACCGCTTAACTTGCTTAAATCCGTTTTCGTTGCGAAGGTGTCTCCTGCCCGTTGCCATATAGCGGCCAATGATTGTTTCAATGTCAATTTTTGTTCTGCCATGTCCTTTTTCTTTTTAATGGTTTATATTTTATTTTCCTGTTATTTCATCTATGTCTGCTTGTGTAACTTCCCACGCCACGCCATCTGGCATGTATTGTCTGTCCAATCGCTTTACATCTGCATCGTATATCGTCACTTGCGCTTCTGTGTTTTGCAAGAAAGAAACACCGACATAAATGGTGTTGTCTACGTTCCAAACATAAAAACTATCATCTTGCGTAGGGTTCATTGGGCTTGCGAAAATATCCCAACCCTCAGACAAGTAATAATGGGCTTCATCATCCGTCTTTGGCAAAAGAGCAGTATAAGAATATGTCAAACCGCCAACGCTTATTTCAACGTCATAGCGTTTGCCTATTTCTATTCCTATATTCCCATTAATTGTGCCATAATGCCCCGACAAAGAAACGAAAGAAGTCCAAATCGCTTCACGCCCATTTACATAGTGCGTTCTATTTTTTATGTAAGCTGGATTTTCCGGGTCGTTTTCTGCCATGTCCGATTGGACATTGATACCTCTGCGCAAATAGTCTATCGTTACACGCGCTACTTTGTTCTGTGAGGTAACAATGGGCAAACTCGTTGCCCCGTCCACTTCCGTAACAATGGGCGCAGTAGACACATCGCGGCTTTGCGATTTCATTATATCACGTATCTCTTGTCTTTCTTCCGGTGTAAATGCCATATCTTATTCTTTTTCAAATTCTCCTGTCAAATAACGATTCATTAGGCTCAATATATAGCCATCGGAACTAAGAAAAACGTATTCCTTGCCTACCGAAGTCCTACATATTATGCCATAGGACACTTTAACACCGCCTTTGCGCTCCAAACAAAAGTCAAACACCGGGCGAGTGGAAACAACGATTGCCGCATCGTCTTTCGACATACACACGTTCATGCCCCCATTACGCTCCATACATGCCTTAGAACCGCCATTGTTTTCAATGGTCAACTCCATGCAATGTGTTTCGTTCAACCTTGTTATCTTCATCTTAGGCGCGTTTAATGTTTACCAATTCATAGATTACGTTCACTTCCGTTCTCAATCCATCATCAAAATCTGAATCTGGCACATAAGCCGTTGTCACAACATTAACGTAGCCAACGCCCAACGCAGCCGTATTTACCAAGGCGTAGTAAAGTTCACCATCATTAACCAAATCCTCCTTGGCAAGTTCTACTTTGTTGCCGTTGGTGGTGTTCTTAAACACGACATTGAAATCGTTTTCTTGCATATCGAAACCACCAGCAGTTATTGTTATGGCAAACTTCAATTCAGTGCCAAGATAAACCACGTTGTCATTTTCGTTCAAACTACACTTTTCCATTTTTTATTCATTGCATTATAGTTAGTTTCTTGACACTGCGGTTTATAATAACCCACTGCGTCCATTCTGTCACTTCCCCGTCACGAGAGTACATTTGCGTTGTGGTCGTGTCCAATGTGCCATCCTCACGCAACTTGCGCCCTTCTATCGTGCCGTTTTCGTCTTCTTTCAACTTGTATATCGGGTCGCTCGTTCCCTTGTAACAAGGAACACCGAGCAATTCTATCGTGCCGTTTTCCATGCGGATATAACTTCCGCCTGACATATCCAAGCCGAGGATAGTACGACATGCTATCGGGTCGTATATTTGCCAATTCGTTGCTTGCGCCCATGGTGCTTTCACGCTCATAACGGTGTTGTCGCTGCTTGCCCAAGTAACGCTATCAGAGCCTGTGCCTTCGGGGTAGAACTCATAGCACCTTACGGAATACGACCTTGCAGGGCAAATGTCTATCTTGGCATCCACTCCGCTATTCGTTAGCCCGCCTACTATAAGCACTCTTGCACCTATGTATTCGGGGTCGCTCGGCAACAAGACTTTACCATCATACGTGAACATCAAGTTTAGTTGGGACTTTACAGGGTGATAGTAGAACCCGTAACTTTCCGTTTCGTACCACAAGTCTTTCGCTACGCTGCTCCTTATATAGCCGTCAAACACACCGCCTTTGGCATGTATCATGCCATTTTCATCTATGCGGACATTCCCATTGGCGGTGATGTTGCCTTCAAGTTGTATTTCTTCGCCAGTAAGTTTGACCTTGCCATCACTATACACACCGATGGATGCAACCTCTTGCCCTTGCGTGTAGGCCAAAATACCCGCTTGCGTAGGCGTTTGCACAAACTTCGTTTCATAATCGGCTTGGCTCGGTTGCCATTCGGTCGCTATGCCACCTAATTGCGCTTGTATGTGGCGCACATGATAAGACAAAGGCACTTCGCCTTGTTCAAGCACTTGGGCGAACAAGACGTTTACAATGGCTGTACCTATAGATTGCACGTCCGAAGCGGTAATGGCATAGCTTACGGAAATTCTGTGCCATGCACCATCGTTTTGCACAATGTAGGTGGTCGTGCCTTTGTTCGCCCCATTCACTACAAGGGACAATGATATGGTCGCACTTGCACCCTCCAATAGCATCACGTCTGCGCTATAGGTCGCTTGGGCATAGCCTATCATGCTCCTTGCTATCGAACTTACATCTATTGACAACGTTCCTTGGTTGCTTGACCTTTCACGTTCTCCATCGGAGAACAAGTTGACAAGGCCGCTCTTTACGCTTGTTTCAAGGCTGCTTGCCCTTTGGTCTAAGCTGGATATGTTGCCCTCGTTGTTGGCAACACGCGCAGTCAAATTCTTCGAAGTCTGTTGTAATGATGAAACGCTGGAACTCAACGTAGTCACATTGCCCTCCAACGTGCCGACACGTTCTGATGTGGCATAGTTTGTCAAACTGTCATCTACGATTTCTTGCGCAAAGGACTTCATCGTCTGATAGGTAATGCAAGCGAACTTCAATATCTTGCTACCGCTAAAATCACTACCTTTGCTGACGTTTATGACCACTTGTCCGCTCGAAGCACTCACGGCGTTAATCGTGACAACAGAACCGCTTGCACTTGCAGTACAACCTGTCGTCGTGCCTATGCTTATTGTCGGATTGGCAACGACTTCACCTCCCTTGTATAGAGCAACGCTGACTTCATTGTTGCCACTTAGGATAGCTTGGCCATTAACATCGGTGTCAAAAACTATGTTGTCGGTGCTTAATTGGATATTATAGGCATCAGCACCATCCACGCCACGCAACGTACCCATATCACGCCAACCGACCGACTGCTCGTAAACATCTATCGTTATTGAAGCATAATTGCCAAGGCCGGTGTTTTGGTAATAGACGTTCACATCATTACCCGAAGGATAGAGCAAGAATGCTTCCGTTTCGGTGGCTTGTGCGCCGCCGGAAGTCATTTCCGCTCCCTTGGCAAGATAAAGGGCATTGCCAAAAGAAGAGCGCACGGGGACAACATCAACGAACTCGCTTTGCGTTGTTACCGCATCTATCACGACTTTATATTTCTGTCCTTCAGTCAATGTAATGGGCGTGTTTGAAACGAACCCACTGAACGGGGCGTCTTGTTGTCCCCATCCGTTCCAATAGGTGTTATATATCGTTGACCATACATAAAGGTGGTCGCCAACCATATAAGCATCGCCTTCTTCACCTGTTGCAGGCAAATCACTCACGCTATTTACCTTGTCCTTGATGTTGAAAGCCTTACCATCTTCGCCCTTAGACACTTGCAACAGCCAGTCACTTGACACGCTCGGAGTACCGCTTGTGCCGCTTTGGTTTGTGCAAAGCCAAAGGTTGCCGTTATAACTCACGCGGTCATAATAGGCGTAAGTCGCTCCGCTCACCCATGCGCCACGGTCGTTGACAATAGGATTTTCTGAAACGCTGCCATTGCTCGATGTAAGCAAACGGAATTTATCACTTCTTACTTGACATGCATTTGGCGACCATTGGAACACCAACTTGTCGTTGCTCAACGAGAATGTATTGATATTGGTGTAGCCTTTGAATGATGGTGCATTTGTTCCAACCACTTCAAGCAAGATTACATTTTGTCTGTCTGCTTTGGTATTGTCACGGTTTCCTACTTGCACAACCATATCGCCAACGGCCGGTTCGTCATTGGCTACCGAAGTGTCATAAATGCTCTTGGAAAGGTCTATATAAGCAAGCGTTTCTCCGTCAACAACACGGGTGGCGGCATTGACGACCCTGCGCCAATAATAGCGGTTGCCCAATGTCGTGCTTCCGCTCGATGTGAGATTGAACGTGCGGCACATGGCCAAGTCATCTTTGTCCCACAAGTTCACTGCACCGTCTTCGCCATCATCGGCCTTGAAGTAACAACGCCAAAAGCTGCTAAAGTTTTCAACACGGATAATCTCGCCTCCTGCGGCACTGAATATCAAGTTACCACCGCTATAACGCAGCTTCTTGATTTCCAACTCCGTGAAAATAGCCTTCATGCGTGCCGAAAGAACATCGAACTCCGCATGGCTCTTGCCGTTTTCGTCCACCCACACGCCGAAACCGCTTCCGTCAAGGTCACCACTTGCAAAGTCGCTGCTCTTAACGCTATTGCTTATGATACCCTGCAAAAAGGTGATAAGGCCAGTGGCGGTATCGCCATGTTTGTTGAGGAATGTGTCTTCATGGCGCAATAGTTCGCGCTTTATGGCATTTATTTCGGAATAGAAACCTTTGTTGTAATAGTATTGCAGTTGGTCTACATTCAAGCGCAAACGACTTACATCTTCGGCCACTTGGCCTATTTGGTTCAAGACGATTTCCACGTCATCCGTAAGTGTAATATCGTATTGTGGCAAGACGCTATCGCCATATTTTATTGTTATTTGCTTAACATATAAAGCCAGCCTTTCACCATCGCCAAATTCAAAACGCACAATCGTGTTGTTTCTTATTTGCGAAAGGATTGGCAAATGCGTAGCCAAGAAATGTTCGCTGAACTTTAGCGGATAGTCGTAATAATACACATTGTTTTCCAACATGTATTCACGCATATCGGAATCAAGACGGCCTTCTGCATTCGTAATATATGATAATGGCAAAGAAATGCCAAGAACGACAAACGTGTCGGCATTGTCAACGCCCACTTGTGAAGAACCTTTTGGCTGCTGATACCTATTTGGCATTATCGTGCCAAATGTGGACGTGTCCTTTTGTAAGATTATCGTTATTTGTTGTTGGCTACTGTCAGGGTATTTTTCGCCATCACGAACATGCTCATCAAGCGGCGCGGTTTTAATGGTCGGGTCAAATTCCCCTTCTGAATTATAGAAATTACGCTTGTAATCTTCCCAATCAACTTGCACTTGGAAAGTACAACCAATGCAAGCACCGCTACGCATGTTAATGGACATTTCTTGCGTGATTGCCGCACAAGCGTACAAGTCGAAAGAAAGGATGGGCAATGTCACCTTAAAGTAACTTTGGTTGTAAGACCCGTTTTCATCCATTGAATCGTCCCATTCTTCGGCTTCGGTCAAGTCATTGTTAATTGGAACAGCCGAAACAATCTTTTCAACGCCCAATTCAGGCTTCACATCTTCAAAGGCGTGGATTTCAAAGGATGGTGCTTCAAGATTTATGGGATTTGGGTAACTGCCCTGCGTTGCATCATAATAATCAACAATTTCTATGTTTGGGTTGTAACCTTGTGCAAGTGGGTTGACTTTTAGGTTGACCGTTTGCGCATAAATGGAAGGCATCAAATGGTCGCGCGTAAAAGGATGCTTAATCAATTTGACGTAAGCACCGCCAACAATACCTTTATATAATGGATAGGCATCAACGGTGGGTGTTCCATGTGGCTTTCCATCATCATCTATTTGCGGGTCGTCATTAACGTATTTCGTGTATTCCCAACGTGAATCACCCGTCCAAACAATCTGCGGATAGCCAAAAGGAATGTTGTCCGTGCTTCCGTAACCGGCTATACGTGTGATTATTTTGTTGTTCTTTGGGTTTCTTGAATTGTTCTTTAAGCCAAGTCCCTGGCCGAACTTAAAAATGAAAGGTATCTTTTCATCGTTTTCGTCAAGGATGAAATCGCCATTATTGTTTACTTGGTAAATTTCATTGCTTGGCAAGCCGAAAAGAATAACAAAACGCTTACCGCCGCCTTCTTGCGAATAGTAATCAACTTGCTCGTTTTGGCTATTGGTATAATAGTATTGCCCTTCTTCAAGAGAATCTACCACGTAAGGCACTTGCCACGTTTCATAAGCCGTTTTTAGGGCATCGCTTATATAATTGTTGTCAAACGTGAGAACATCGCTTAGAACGCTTAATTTGTCTTGTATCGTTTCTTCGTTGACAATGACAATCCACTCCGTTCCTTGGAGGTTTTTGTTAATCTTTGCGGCAAAGTCCTTTATACGACCAATCCAAGAAAAGGTCTTGTTTTGTGACAAATACTTTTCCTCATCGCTACTTACGGCTACATCAGTGAAAGGAATATTTGAAAGAACGTACATCGGATGATAGAACTCAAAAGAATACTTTGTCATACCTTTCAAGTCACTATTGTCGGAAACCATACCCTCACGTACTATCGTTGGTGGGTTGACAAGGACGTACTTTACGACTTCTTCGTTTTCATCTGATACATTACGCTTAAATTCAATGTATTCCTTCATGGTGACATCAAGGGTGTTGTCTTTATAATAGACCTCACCAGTAATCTTGTCACCCAACGACATGACAACGCTATCCATTGTGGCCTTGTAAAGAACAAGGTCATGGAACGAAGAACCGTCTTCGTTGTATATCGGGAATACACGTCCGTAATTTATCGCAGCCATCGTATCAATTTTACAAGTGCAATGATAAGAAAAATACCACAAGCGAACAAACTATAGTAGCACCATTTTGGTATTATTCTTTTTTCTATAGTATTTTCTTTTACAACCACTTGCGTTGAATCACGATATATGGTGTCATATTTATACACCATCTTGTCACGATACTTTATCTTTTCAACATACTTGGTATCATAGATAGTATCGCCTTTTTGGAATATCGTGTGATATATTGAATCATGAACATTGTTGATTAAAGTGTCGTGTTGTATTTTTGTTTCATATTTGACAACTTCCCTATCAACGTATTCGACCTTTGTTTTTGTTGCGCAAGAACTTAGCAAGAGCAACACAAGAATAGCGATAATGGCTAATGTCGGCATGACACAACCGAAGTCTTCTTGCCGATGGCTATATTGCCATAACTTTCTTTTCCATAAATTCTTTTCCATAATCATTTCTTTTTAATGTTTCCGCTTGCATCAAGATAGTATTTATCTTGCCCCAACCATAGGTTCGCTTCTTCTACACGACGTTTCTTTAGGCCAAGCAAAGGTTTCCCCCCGGCATTGTGCCATCGTACCATTTGGTCGGTGATTTCAACGTCTGGCTTTCTTGCAACGATATATTTCTTCATGGTCGAGGAATTGAAACTACCCACGCCAAGGTTGAATATCCAAGAACAAAGGCTGTCAAAGGAATTTTGAGTGAAATTAACGCCCATGCCATTAAGGAACTTTTCAACGTATTCAACATCTTGCCGAAGGAACGTTTCTGCTTGTGCTTGTGTAATGGCCATGCCCATTGTCACATTCTTCGTGTGTCCGTAACCTATCGTTGGAACGCCAACGCTATCACGATAAGCGAACAACTTGCAGCCTTCGTATTTCTTAATGATTTCAAGTCCTTTTTGCGATATTTTCATCAGTTGCATGGCTTTTATTCTTCATTTTCATTTTGTTCTTGAAACTCCACACGTGTGCGGTTTGTGCAAGCCACGACGCCGCACGTAAAAGGGAGCACTGATTCCAATCTTCTTCCTTGTCTTGCCATTTCCTTGCGTAATTCAATGATTTGCTTTTCCATTTCATTGTATTTGTCGCGCAAGGCATCGTTTTCATCACGAAGTTTTTTGTTTTCTTCGCGCAGCAAGTTTCTATCCTCACGAATATAGGCGCAAGTTTGTTTCAAGTCTTCAATCGTTTGTTGATACACGTCTTGTTGCGCCTTCCAACCGTCCACTTCAAGTTGCACCACTTCGGCTTCGCTTTTGTCGGCTTCCGCGCTGGCCTTCCTTTTATAGGAACGATAAGCAACGAACCAACCACCGGTTGCGACAAGTGAAACTACTGCCAAGATAAATTCCAATGTTCCCATGACTAACTGTTTATTGACGGTTCTTCTATTTCAATTTTTTCTTCATTGTCACGTATCTCGTTGCTATGATTGACAGCAAGATTGTGCGCCTTTTCAGCGTTTTCTTCCACCGTCTTGTCATTGCGGCTAATCAAGCGACCGCGTTCTTTTATAATGCGGTCAACTTCATCAGGCGCGGCATCGGGACATTTCTCAACTATTGTCTGCGTTGACAAGTATGGGGCTTCCATACCAAGGTTGGTAATCTTGGTGTTGTTCGTTTCAAGTGACCAAGGAATTATCTTCGCACCAATCTTTAACTTGGAATACTTGGTCGCACCATTGTGTTCCAAATCAAGACCCTCTTGATGCAAGTAAACCATTTCATTGACAAAACGTTGCCAATCCAAAGCACCTTGCGTGGCAATAGCGAAATCGTTTGACATGGCAAGGGCAATACCATTGCCACCGCTATTAGAAGTGGTAATGTCTTTTGGTGTAATGAACGAAGTGGAACTAAACAAGGAAATCTTTTCTTCCAAAGTTTTCAAGTAGCCATCCATCGTTTGAGGTTCGGGGAAGTCCAACACCTTGGCATCTTGCTTGCCATTCGTGTTGTCACTTGAAAGATTGATAATAAGTGTGCTTGAATCGCGTTTGAAAGAGTCTGTGTCCATTTCCCCTGTGAACACCAAAGCAAACGTGCCGAAACGCTTTAAGGCAATGTCTTGAATGTTTGCCATAAGTTCCCACATTTCAATGGTACTCTCGGCATATTCCCAAGCCACCTTGCCACGCTTGTGCAACAAAGGACAACGGCTAAAGCCGTGTTTTTCCACTTGAAACTCCCAACCGTTTGTGCTTTGAATGCTTCTATAGTGGTTTCTATTGTCGTAAGTGTCTATAACAATATTATCGTCAACTTGATAAACAAGGGAACGTGAAATTTCAATTCCATATTCATCATAGTTTGGCACAATTTGATAGCCGTCTTCGTAAGAATATGTTGTAATGTTGTATTTCTCCGTTTCTTTGTCGAAACTGAACAACAAACCACAATTACCAAGTTGCTTGCAAATGTTTATGGCTTGGTATTTGTCCCATTCGCATTCGCGCCACAACCATTCTTGCTTTATTTCGCTGAACACTTGCCTTTCACCATCATCTGGCGTTTCATTGCAAAGATTAAACTCCAAAGGATTTGCCGTCAAATTACGAACATGGGCAGAATGTATCAATTTTTGAAATGAAGCCGTTTGTGTCAATTCCATCATCCCGCTCGGCAATTCACAACCATCAAGAACAATCTTGATATGAGGTATTGTCTTGTTCATAATGATATGATGCAAGTCAGGGCGATACTCCGTAATGTACGTATCTTGCGAAATAGGTCTTAGTTCAAGACTCGCGAAGCCCGTGTCGAGCAAGTCATTGTTAAGGATTGTGCCTTTTTCATAGCCATGCCCAATCATTTGACCGCCGCGCGTAAAGGGCTTCATTTGCATCAACCGCGTTGGGTCGGCCAAGAACCATTTAATATCTTTTTGTCGTATCATATCAAACTAATTGCGTTTAATATATCAGTTGCATTTCTTATCTTTTTCACACGTTGTACGCGCGTGTCTACATTCATTTCATCTACATTCAAGAATGCCAACATGTCCGATGCTTCTATCTTTTTCTTCATGACACCGGCATCGTCACGTAACATACGATGGCAATCGTAAATCATGCCGCCACAAGCGAGAATAATATCATCGGTCAAGTCAGGTGACATTCCCTTTAACAAAGGCTTCATCTTGTCCTTGCCAATCATAGCCAAACGACCATTCGGCGTTTTGTAGAATTGGAATATCCTACTTTCAAACAATAAGTGCTTTAATATCGTTGTACCGCCTTCGCGTTTCATGTTCTTGTGGTTATAGTGCATGGTAGCCAATTTTGGGTCAAAGTGTATAAGGCCACTTTTAATCATTTCCATAGTCACATGGCCTGCTTCATCCTTAATTGTCTTAAACTGAGCCTTGCCACGATTGGACGTTGAACTTGCACCACTGAACAACATGGCCTTGGGGAAGCAATCGCGCAAGAAACCGAAACCTTGCACGTCAAGTATCATGTCACGTTCTTGTAAATTGTGCTTGTCACGAAAATCAATCGCCATAACAACGGCTTCCCTATTCGTGTTGTGCATCGAATACTTTATGTCGCGGCAAACGAAACCATAATGCGACCATTTTTCCCAATACATGAAAACAAGGTTGTCAAAGCCAGTGCTTGCCATATCCATTGTCATAAAACGCTTTTCAAGAACGCTGTCTTGTGGGACTTCGGCATTTCTGAACATGCGTTCAATATCAACGGAAGAAACTTGAACGTTGGCCAAGTCTTCTATCTTTTCATCATCTTCATCGTTAATCGAATAATTCCAATTAGCACTATAAGAGGACAACGCCGTGGATGAATTTGCAGCAAGACCACGATAAGACTTGTTCTTCGCCAACATCTTCTTGTTGTCGCGGACATCAAATGTATAGAAGACCATTGAAAGAATAAAATCTTCATACGACATGTCCGGGTCTACTTCCAACAAGGCATCTATGTGGTCTTTGCATTTCTCATAGACTTCTTTCTTTGTTCGGCCAAAATAAGTCTTTTCCAAGTCGCCCTCTTGCATGTTGAAATACATGACAACGCCATCCATAGACTTGTCCACGCTGCCATCGTCATTTATCCAACCGCCGCCATGTTCGCCTTTGCCACAAAGTTTTCTAAGGAAACATTCTCGTTCAGGGTTTTGTGCAAGGTAAATTTGAGCCTTTCCGCTTGAATCACTGCGAAGACGCGGCATAAACGCAGTAATTGTACGCCAATCAAACTTGTTGCATTCGTCAAAGATAAGTTTCTTGGCTTGCAAACCTTTGGCTATCTTATCAATGACTATAGGGCTTTCGTTGTCAAGTTGTTGGAATTTGATTTCGCTTCCGTTGTAAAGTTTCATACCCATATCCGTTTGGTTGCGGATAATCTCACCTATAGGGTCATGCGGTTGTTTCTTGACCGACCTGTCTATAAGCGGGTACATTTTCTTTAATGTGTCATTTACTTTGCCAGCGCCCCAGAAATCGCTTACGTTACGCATAAAGCAAACGATTTTGGCATTGTCGTTCATGGCAAGGTATTCAATAGGTGCGTAATACAACGCAACCGTATTGTGGGTAACAATGAAATCATGAGCACAATATACATGGTCTTTGTTAGAAACCATTATACATTGTGCTTCCATATCACCAATATATTCTATATTGACTATTCTTATATGGTCGTTTCTATATTCCCTATTCTTGTTCTTGTATTTTTCTAAGTTGGCATAATACCTTGACAAATGTTTCTTACTACTAAAAATGACATCGTTTGTCTGTATCGATATATCCCAACCCATACCGCTCTTGTATTTTTTGCGAGCGTCTTGCTTTGTACTTGCAACATAGCCAAGACTACGACAAAGTTCAACAAAATCATCTTTTAATTTCGCACTTGTCGTCGAGAATGAATATCTATTTTTTTCTTCTACATTCCCATCGCTATCCATTAAACCTTTTAACAAGTCCATGCGTTGCTCATAAGAAGCATGGTGATATTCTTGCGGTATAAACCTTTCGCGCGAATATGTTATTAAGCCAAGCGAAATTAGGGACTTTATTACCTTATCTACGTTGTCGTTTCTATAAACCCTATTCGTATAGTTTATATCATTATGCAAATTAAAGTTAGCATCGAGCCTTTGCGCAACTTTTTCAATAATATCGCTTTCATCATTGGATATTAGCAACGAACTTGTACTTTTACAGCCATCGCCAAGCCAAACACCAAGAACATAAGGGTCAATAGGTAATTGCTTTTCTTTCCCTTTATATGGCAAAGACACAGGTAGGTATATGGATTTACCCTTAGAAAGATATTCATCAAGCAGTTCTTTCGTTGTCTTAACGAAATAAGATTGCATGCCGTGATGGTAATTAAACACTTGCTTTTGCGTTCTTACCGTCCAAAGGTGTTCAAGTCCGCACCTTGTCGTGCGACCGTCCTCTGTGGTGATTCTATAAATAGGCTTAACACCTTGCGGATATATACCAATAACAAAAGACGGGTCGCTATTCAATGGTGAAAATAGTTCATCGCCTATTTTCAAATCACCCATATTTACCCACCCGTCAGTTGTAAGGATAGGCTCATCAATGGGCATTTCTTTGCCTCCTCCAGTATTGCCCGTGAAACAGACAATATCGGCATTGGAACGGATGGCATATTTTTGATTGCCATCTTCCAAAGGAGAAAGAACTATGTCTTTTTTACCGCGCCCCATTTATACCTTATTTTATATAGTAAAGAAATTTCTTGTCACAAAAATAAGTACAATATATTCGACAAAAACAACGCTTTATATTTTAATTGTATTTTATTTTCAAAAAATACAACAATGAACCTATGTGCAATTATTTGATAGTCTACTTAATTATACTTTTGTGCAAAACAAATTTTGTTTAATTAAATATAGGAGAAAACTATGACAAAAGAAGAGGTTTTGCAGAAAGCAAACGACTATTGTAACGAGAAAGGTTACACAAGTGAAACTCTGACCGATGAATTTAAGGACAAGTTCTCGGATTTCTTTGCGAAAAAGTACACGGAAACGAGCGCGGACGATGCCGACATGCTTGAAGATTTGCACTTCAACTTGAACACCGCTTTCAGTGCCACGTCAAAGGGTATTACATCAAAGCAGAAAGCATTTGAAACAAAGGAAAACGACTACAAACGTCAAATCGCAGAGTTGAACAACAAACTTGGCAAAAAGGTTGTTAAGCCCGAACCCGACGACCCGAAAATTCCAAAAGAATTGCAGGAGCAGTTGGACGAACTTAAACGTTTCAAGAACGAAGAAGCCAAAAAGGAAAAGTTCAAGAACATAATCGAAATTGCCAAGGAGGGAATACGACAAGACTTGCACAAGTCTTTTGAAACTTATGCCAAGGACTTTGAAGTTTCTCTCGACAAGGATGACAAGGAACAAGCCAAATCGCTTGTATCGCGTTTCCAAGAGATTTTCAAGGATAGCATCGGCGACATCAAGCCTCTTGCCCCGAAACAAATCCAAAAGCGTGATGAAGATTTCCTTGCTTCCATCCCCAAAGTGAAAGTTATTTAACCAACTAAACAAAAAATTATGCAGGTAACAAATTTAGCTTATTTCTACGAAGCATCGCGCAAGGTTCGCGGTGGTAAGTGGGTTTGGGTTAAAGATAGCAATGGTGAACCTCGCGGGAACGTCTTGCTTGGTGGCACTATTCTTAACCCGAATAAAGGTCTTGGCCACTTGTGGGCTGCACAGCTTGTTCAGTACACGCCTGGTCAAGGTTGCTTGATTTTCCGTTCTTTTGCAGCAAGTGCCGCTTCAACTGGAACGACCGTTAAAATTAAGGGCGATGGCTATAGTGATGCCCCCGAAGTTGGCATGTTGATTATGGTTGCCCCCCAAACCGCAGCAACGACAGGCCAATCTGCAAAGATTACCGCTTGTGTTTACGACAAGGAAAAGGAAGAATTTGTCGTTACCGTTGACACGGCATTAACTTTGTCTGAAAACGCTATTCTCGTTGAAGCAAGCGGCAATGCGGCATCCGCAACAGCAAGGGTTCTCGTTCCGAAGCCCAACACGTTTATTGAAGCAGACCGCGACTTGCTGCCAACCGATGGCTATGGCATTGAGAGCGCAAACTATTCAATTAGTACGGTTTACAACAAGCAAGCGTGGATTGCTCGTATGCAGCCGCTTCCCAATTATGTGCTTGCCTACAATCGTTCTCTTATTGATGGTATTTTCTGGATTTAATTAAAGGAGGAAAAGATTATGGCAAACGCATATAAAATCTATTTCAATCCCGATGAGGCTATTGAAAAACTCTATCAAAAGGGATTTATCGGTGGCACGAACCAAGGCTTCTTGCAGACCTTGATTAACAACGCCATTGAAATTGAAGAAAATGCTTTCTTCTGGCAAGAGCATTTCCGCGTTGAAGGCAGTGAATACGACATTGACATTGCCGATTTGAAGAAGAACCCCGCTTGGACGGTTCGTCAGAAAATCAATCGCGCCGTTCCTATGGCCGATGCAATGGCCCCGCTTAGTGAAACGATGCAGCTTGACGGAGAAGGCTTTGAAGAAAAGACCGGTTCTATCTACCAATATGGTAAGGGTCTGTTTGAAACTTCGATGTCTAAACTTGAATTGGCCGCTCGCCTTCGTGAGCTTGGCTCGGATGAAAACCTTGTAACCGGTTTTGTTCGTGGCGTTGCCGACTTGGTTAAGTCACACAACCTCACCGTTTCCAATATGGCCGCAATGACACTTAGCCGTGGCGGTCAGTATGGCAACACGATTAACCTTGGTACGGTTTCCGAACCGAAGACCACGCAAGGATTTAGCGGTGTCGTTACGAGTCAGAGTGCTTACATTCCGCAGGCTAACTTCAAGACCGCTGGACAGTACGTTTGGACTAACGCAAGTGCTGATATTCCAGAACAGATGCGCAAGATTGAATCCGACTTCAAAGAAGCCAACTTCATCCCCGACAGCACACCGTTTGAATGGGATATTCCTTGGAATACGGTCGTAAACGTTCTTTTGAAGAACGCTGCCTTTATTAAGGAAGTAAACCGCTACATTGCCCTTTATGGTTCTGACAAGGTTGTTGTTGTTACCAACGGCACTTCTTCGACCGATGTTCAGTCCATTACTTGGGAACAGTTGGTTGAATACTCACGTTCACCAATCAGCAAGATTTCGCCTATTCGCATTGTTCGCGAGCAGCAGACCGTACAAGGCATTACCACCTATCATACTGTTAAGGGTTGGAAGGAAGGCGTTGCCGTTCTTCGTCCGCTTGGATATGCCGGTGTTCTTGTTCATGCAAAGACGGCTGACGTTCAGTTGATGCAGTCCGGTGAAGTGAATAATGGCATTCAATTCTCGATTGCCAAGATTCAGAACTTCCTCTATGTGATTAACAAGATTACGCCCAATGGCATGTTGAAATCCTACCATACGGACGTTATCGGTCGTTACGCCACCGTGCTTGACGAAGCCCCGTATCACGTAGTTGTTGACACGACCACGGCTGACTCTTAAAGAATGTTTGTACGTTGAGGTTTTAGGTTTATAATTGTAGGAAAGATGACGGTATTAGAATGGTTAAAGGCTTCCACGCGATATTCCTTTGAAGAACAAAACTTCATAAAGATTGCACGTGACAGGGGGTGTGACCCCGAAGATGAAGTATATGACGAAAGTGTTGTCACGAAACGTCAAAGGGAACTTATGACGGCTGACATCATCTTCACCGCCGTATTACTAAGCCCATCTAATACCTCATCTTTATCTCAATCGCACAATGGCTACCAAAAGACCATTGGGCAAGAACAAGACTTTTACCAAGACGATAAAATCAAATATGCAATACGCATATATAACAAATATGAAGATGATAGAGGTGACACGTTAGCGGAGTTGTCTGACAAAAAGAAAATCAAATTCGTTCCCATCGTTGATGTTGTTAGGTTATGATACGTGACGAAATACTTGAATATCCATATCGCGGAACTATCACGAGGATTATACCCGGTGAAGGGCGTGAAAAAGACAACCAACGTATTATCTACGAAGGTGTCATGGATGAGCACATGGTCGAAAAAGAAATAGGCCGTACCTTGCAAACTTCAAGTTATATCATTTCGATACCATTGACAAAAAACGCAAGCGGTGGTTGGATTGTTCCAATAAAGGGCGATGAGATTTCTTTGGTACGTTATGGTGAAGCGTTCACCTTGACGGTTGACAATGCCGAACCATCCCAAATAGGAGGTGTAAGTATTTACGCAACAAGAAAAGATTGGTAAACGACTATGGCTACAAAGACGCGGGTAAAGTTTGAAACGGGTAAGTTTAAGAGAGAATTATTTAAGAATCTCGTTGAAGACCAAACCCATCGTCTTGTAAATTACGCGATGGAAGAAATAAAGAACATAGGAAACCAAATACAAACCTACAATAGTAGAAACCACATGGACGATACTGGCAATTTGCTCGATAGTCTTTGTTGGGGCGTTTCGTATAATGGCAAACTTGTTGATTATGGATTTTATCGTGACAAGCAAGCAAGCCGTGAATCTTGGTTACATGCCTTTTCCGAAAGAGCCGTGGCCGTCAATGGTCGTGACCTTGCCGAAGAATACATACAAAAGTATGGGGCATCGTACACCAATGGCTGGAAAATCTTTTGGGGCATTCTTGCTCCCTATTGGGGTTATTGGGAAAAAGGCTTTACAATGAAAAGAAAGGGAACGCCGGTGGGCTTTTATAAATTTGCCGTTATGACACAACGTTATGATGCCATTAAAAGAGTCCTAACGCCCCCTATGACAAAGCGACTTCACATCGGTGTCAACAAATACGATTCCGCTACATTAAGTAAACCTTATAATTGATTGAACTATGGTAGAAGAATCACGCTTAAAGATATACGATTATTTATACAACATCTTTTATGGTGTTGTCACGAAGAACGTGTATGCAATGAGCGAACCGCAAGAACTCACGAAATCGGATGCCAAGGATGGCTTTATTGTAATCCGTGTTGGCGACTTGTTCGATGAAAGTGAATTTAGCGGACAAACCTATGGGTGGGCACGTTGTTACGTTGAGGCTTATATTCCTGCCGTTTCTCGTTTCCGTCTTGACTACGACAAATACCAAGAGTATGAAGATGGCATTAACGCCATTATCAAGTTGGCAAGCGAAGATAGCCAAGGGACATACCACATTCAAGAAGGCAGTGTCCTTTCGATGGACGGTGTGGAAACAACAAACGCGGGCAACCCATACTTTAGTTTCATCAAATCCTTTATCGTCAACATAGAAACAAACGATTAAACAAAACAAAAAGAAAGGAATAAATCATGAAGAAAACGACTTTGAAACCCATTGCTTTGGGTTATCGCGATGTAGGTGCAAGTGGTGATTACACCCCGTTTATGGGCGTTCTGAAAGGTCTTACCATTGGTCAGGACGAACCCGACTCCACTGAAGTAGAGGCCGAGTTTTATGACTCTCCCTTTGACATTCAGTATGACGGCCAGCCTGTGACCTTTACCTTTGAATTGGCCAACTATGACCTTGCCGAACTTCCCGCTATCTTTGGCGGTACTTATGACGCTGCAACGGACAGTTACGATGCCGCTCCGAGCGCATACACTTCCGAGCATGAATGGAAGTTGGATTTCCAGCGCGGAAACGCTTCATTGGTAATCTTCAAGGGTCTTACCGTTGGTACGATTAAGAAAGACGAGGATGGTGCTCTGAACTACTCAGTAACCATCACTTCGCTTGTTTACACTGACACGAACAACGTTGACCACTTGTATAAGATTGTAGGCGGTTCAACGGCACAGTTCACCGCAGTTACCAATCCTACTGGCAATCCTAAGACCAAGGGTTACTTTGAAAGCGATGGCACGAATTACCGCTTGACTTGGGACACCACCGTTGTTGAAGGAAAGACCTATTACACAAAGAACTAAATCTTTTGTTTTCGTGAACCGTGGGGGTGCGTTGTTTGGGGTGTCCCCAATAGCGTGCCCCCATTTGTTTTGCGAAGACAATAAATCATTAACGTTTACGAAGACAAAGACATGAAGAAAAAAAAGTTGGACAACGAAGTGCGAAACGAAGAATTGCAAGATTTTTCAATAGAAGTCAAAAGTGACATTCTTGACATTATCAACGATTCTCCGTCTTTGGTCAAATTGGGCGAAAAGGAATATCGTGTAAAAGGTATGCGATATTATTCTTTGTATAGGATTTGTCGCCTTGTAATGGAAATGCGCAAAGCCGATGAAACGCTTGATACTGACCAAAAGATAATAACCGCCTTATGCACCGACTTGGATGCCATGTGTGAGATAATGGCCATTGTATTGTGCAACCACAAGTTCACACCTTGTGATGATGCCGATGAAAGGAACGATAGGCTTATAAGGGAAATGAAAATAGAAATAATGAACGCTACGTTTGATACGAACCAATGGGCGGCTATCATACTTGGTGCAATAAAATCCATTGACCTGTCAGGTTTTTTTTTACTCAAAAAATCGGTGAGTACGCTTACGGATTCACTTCTGACTCGGAAGAAGAAATCAATGGAGATAGCATCACAGTTTATGGAAGCACAATCATTGCGGACGCAGCCGACTTCCTAAGAGCCTTTCCACAATATACGTTGGACGATTACCTATATAGGTTAAGTTGCGCAAGAATACAATTTATGGCCATTGATAATACACATACGAAATACTTGCATGGTGCAGACAAAAAGGCTTGGGGCAACTACAAAGATGCCATTGAATCGCAAAACAAGTTGGAAAACTTCATGGGTGGCCTTGGCTTGCCACAACTAAAAGAGGGCGAAGAATACGAAGTCCCAATAAGAAAGAACGACAAGAAAAAGAATAACCATTAAACGAGATACATATCATGCCAGAAGCAGTAGTTATAACCGGTAAACTTGATAGCGAAGAACTATTGAAGTCGATAGACAACCTTGTCGACGCGGTGTCGAATAAAGTCCAAGAAATGTCCGCTAAATTTGAGGGGGCAATGGGGATAATGAAATCCTCTATGAAGGACTTTGCTGTAACGCAAAAAGTTTCAGTAGATTTAATGAAAGATGCTTGGCGTGATATGTCAAGTGCCTTTGATGCTATGGTTAAAGCGCAAGAAACCACAAAGGAAAGTAGCAGCAAAGGGAAAGACCCGAACACGGTTGAAGGCTTAAAAGAAATCATTGCTTTAGAAGAACAACGTAGAAACAAAATGGAACTTGGCACTAATGAATTGCGCCAACAAAATAAAGTCATATCGGACCAACGTGCGTTGCTCAAAGAAGAGTTAATGACGGAAGAAGAACTAATAAAAAAGATAGAAAAAGAAGAACAAGCCAAGAAAAGAGCCGCAGAAGTAAGGCTAAAACAAGCCAAATCAAAAGACCAAAGCGACCTTGAATGGGCAAAAAGTCTATCTGAATATACTTTGCCGCAAGCGGAAAAAAAGTTAAGTGAATTGGAGGCGGTGCGGCAACGCATGTTTAGCAGTGGACTTTTTAACAGGAACGAAATACAAAAAGTTACAAGAGATATTGACAGGCTAACTGAAAAAATCAACAAACTCAAAGCAAAAGGCAATACTCCTATATTGACGATGCAAAGCGTTACGGGTATGCCCGAAAGAACCTTGGAAGAAATATCTCGAAAAATGCAAGCGATTGCTCAACTGCGTAGTACATTGAACTATAAAACACAAGCAAATGACATCACGGAACTTAACAAAAAATACGCTGAATTGGCTGGATTGTCCAACCAAATAATGGGGAAAAACGCGCAGCTTTCAAACTCAAACAACGCTCTTGCTCGTTCTTTCGGCTATATTCGCAATCGTATTGTCTATGCCTTTACGCTCGGTGCTGTAATTAACTTCACAAAAAGTCTGTATAATGTTCGTGCTGAATACGAAATGCTTGACCGTTCTATTGGTATTCTTATCGGCGACATGGAACGTGGCACGCAGATATTCAACGAATTAAATGAAATGGCACTCAAATCGCCGTTTACTTTGATTGAATTAGGCACTGCCGCCAAGCAATTAACGGCTTATAACTTTGCAGCCGATGAAGTTGTTGACGTTACAAGACGGTTGGCTGATATTAGTGCCGCTCTTGGTGTTCCAATGGAACGCTTGACGTATAACCTTGGTCAGATTAAAGCACAAGGTGTATTGAATGCACGTGACGCGCGTGACTTTGCAAATGCTGGCTTTGCCATTGTACCGATGTTGGCGCAATTATACAATACACAAAAAACCTTTGGTGACGAGTTGGTTACAACAGGTAAGGTGTATGATATGATGTCAAAGAAAATGGTAACATATAGCGATGTGCTGAAAGTTATATACAAAGCAACGGATGAAGGCGGTAAATTCTTTGATTTCCAAGCAAAACAAGCTGACACGTTAAGGGTGCAACTTGCCAACCTTACTTTGGCTTTCAACAACATGCTAAATGAAATAGGTAGTGAACACCAATCTGCGTTGGCCGCTCCAATTAAGGGCTTAAAACTATTATATCAAAATTGGCGTGAAGTATGGAAGGCCATAAAGATGGTGATTGCAATCATTGGCGCATATAAAGCCGCAGCCGTGCTTTCAAGAATACCTGCCATGCTCGCATATATAAGGGATTGGGCTTCTTTGGCCATAAACATTACACGCGCAAAGGACGCTATGTCCTTGTTTAACTTAACAACCAAGGCAAATCCTATTGGTTTGGTCGCAAGTGCGCTTGCTGCTGTTATTGGCTATTTTGTTTTATTTAAGGACAACGTAGAAGAAGTGAGCGCCGAGGTCGAAATGTTCGGTGAAAGCGGAGCAAAAACACTCTCAAAAATAGAAACCCTTAGAACCATCTTAAAAGGCACTAACACAACAAGTTCTACTTACAAGAAAACACTTTCTGAACTTAGCACCATTACAAACGAATATGGTGTTATACTTGACGTTGAAAAAGCGAAACATGACGACGTTAATCGTGCTATAGAACAAACTATTCAACTTGTAAAGGAAGAAAGTGCAGAAAGACAAAGGGCAAATCAAATAGCAAAAGGTGAAGAAAGTTATCAATCATCATTAGAAGCTGCTAAAAACAAATTATACAAAGGCTTAAAAGAAGCAAGACAAGATACGAACAAACCTCATTGGTTTACCGCCATTGATGAAGTTCAAGACAATGCGGAAGCCTTGGCTGAAATCATACCAAGTATAGTGCAACAAAACATTAGTTTGATTGCGGGGAAAACAAATGAAGAATATGAAAAAGGTTTAGAAAATATGTTTTCTCTCATTCAAGATAGAATGCGTGCAATAGGCATCAGCGAAGAAGCCGTTTCAAAAGAATGGTTGCGCGTTACTTTGACTGGACGTACTAATATCATAGATGAATATATAAGAAGTGTCGCTCATGCCGCCAACGAACAAAGCAACTTTAATGAAAAAGTACAATCAAACTACGAAGTATCAAAAAAGGCCACCGAAGCCACAATGACATGGAAAGAAAAGTTGGACGCACAAACACGAGCATTGATGCAAAATGCCAATGATGCTACAACTCTATATAATGAAGTCAAAAAAATTGTTGACCTTGCACAAAAAAAATACAACCTACAAATAGACTTAAAACTCGCAGCCGAGCAACCACCAAAATGGATGCTTGACATGAAAGAGGGCGAATTGTCAAAATGGGCTGCTCGTTTCGCAGCACTATCTTCACAAGGGCTTAAAGTAAAAGGCCATGAAGAAGATGAAGAATTTACGTCTTTAAGAGCCATCCAATACGCCTCGGCTGCAAGAATAAAAGAAGATGAACGCATAAGGAAAGAACGCGCAAAAGAAGACAAATCTAAAGACAAGTCTAAAAAGCAAAACGATGTTCTATTGGATTCAATGAATCGTGAGATTTCTTTGGTAAAAAAATTGCAAGGCGAATATGATAAGTTGACAAAGGCAGGAATGAACACCACGGAAGCCTTGGAACTTGTGCAAAACACCTTTGGTGGGACTATTGAAGAAATAAACAAGGTATTCAAAAAGTATGGATTGCCCGAAATAGACCTTTCCATTATTAAAGGGAAAGACCCTAACGCTACACTCGCTTTCTTTGAAAAACTTAGAAACGAACTTGAAAGCAAAGGACTTTCAAATTTGAAGCGCATTAACGCTTTAGATGCCATAATTAGCGAATTGAGGGTTTCTGCCAAGACATACAACCTTGACATGATAACCAAAGGTCTTAACAATGAACTTAGCAAGTTGAAGGAAGAATATGAATTGGGCGTTGAGTTGGATGCCAACCCCGAACTTGGTGACATGTTCACGGAAATCTTTGGTGTTGATACAACGACCATTCCACGTTCATTCTCCGAAGCCTATGATAAGGCCAATGACATTGCCAAAAAGAAACTTGAAGAATTAAAGGTTGATGTAAAGGGCTTTGATTTAATGAGCACCATGATTCAAGGCGGCGAAGATGGCAAATGGAAAAACCTTGAAATAGATAGTAAGGTTGTTCAAGATTTGCTTAAATGGCAAAACACGTTCCGTGACATGTTCAAAAAGAACATGGAAGAAACGGAAAAGATGTTGGATGATTACGTTAAGAAATATGGGGATTATTCCGACAAAGTTGCCGAAATAGAAGCCGATAGGCTTGTTCGTATTAAGAAATTAAACGAAGCATACTATTCGCGCGAATTGCGTGAACGACCTGAATACTTTGCAAAATTGAATGCCATTGAACAAGGTTCACAACGAGAAAAGGGACAAGCAATGTTCGATGAATTTAAGAACTCGCAATTATACGTTGCGATGTTTGAGAACCTTGAATACGTTTCAACTTCAACCCTTGAAGCCATACGCTCAAAATTGGAAGACTTAAAGAATGAAATGGGGACTTTATCTCCAGAGCAATTAAAACAAGTCACACAACAATTCCAAAAGATAGATAGCGAACTGATAAAAAGAAATCCCTTTAAGGGACTTATAAAGAACGTAAAAGACTATTCTAAGGCCGTAGGGAAACAAGGAAAGCAAGCACAAATTGACTTCAAGAACGCCCAAGATAATTATGATGCGCAATTAAAGATTGTTGCAAGTTTGAAAGAACGCCTTGAAAATGAGAAGCGTAGTAATAACGTAAACAAAGCCACGAAAATGGCTTTAGAAGCGCAAATAGTTGCCGAAGATGAAAAGTTGAAAAAACTAAAAGAAGAATTGCTTGTCGCACAAGAATTAAACCAAAAATACGACCTTATGCGACAAATCTTTGGTGAACAAGCACAAGCCATAGCAAAGGTTGTCCAAACGATTTCAAGCAACCTTCAAAGCCTTGGCGAATTGCGTGACACATTGCATGACATGTTCGGTGTTGATTTAGGCAATGAATTAAATGCCGTGATTGACGATTTAGGCATGGTCGGCGATGGAATGAACCAAATCGTATCTTCTGCTCAAAGCGGCAATGTTGTTGGTGTTGTCACCGGAACAATTAAGACCATAGGCGGTGTTGGAGATGCAATAGCAAGTATCTTTGGTGATGGTGCTGCAAGAACAAGGCGTATAAATAGAGAAATCAACAATTCAAGAGAAACGGTAAGACAACTAAATCTTGCTTACCAAGACCTTGAACGCGCAGTTGAAAAGTCTTTGGGTACGGCTGAAACGGAAGCCAGACGCGCTGCAATAGCAAACAAAGAAGCCGAATTATCCGAAATAGAACGCCAAATAGCGTTGGAGCAATCAAAACGCTCTAAAGACCGCGATGAAGATGCCATCAAGCAAATGCAAGAAACGGCGCAGAGCCTACGGCATGAAATCGAAGACTTAAAAGAAGATGTCGTAAACAACTTGTGGGGTAGTGATGTTAAAAGTGCCGCAGAATCTTTCGTGGACACTTGGGTGCAAGCATGGAAGGCTGGCGAAACCACCTTGGATGCCATTCAAGAAAAAATGGAAGAAATGGTCGCTAATCTCGTTAAGAAGGCAATGACAAGCAAAATAGTTGAACAGTTGCTAAAACCGCTTTATACGGAACTTGATTCTTTCACACAAGAAAGTAGTGCAGGTGGCGTTTCATTAACCTTTGACGAATTAAGACAACTCGCACAACACGCAGGCATTACGGCTGGCAACATAAACACCGCTTTAGGCGAATTTTATGGAAATCTTGAAAACCTTGGAATAATGATGCAAGGAAGTGGTGCAAATCAAGAACTTAGCGCATTGCAACAAGGGATTCAGGGAGTCACCGAAGTAACGGCAAACGCCTTGGAAGCCTACATGAATGGCGTAAGCCAACAAGTTTATTATCAAAGTGACGTTTTAACGCAAATACGTGATGCTATGATAAACTTCAACATGGACGTGCAAGTTGGCACAATGAGCCAAATACTTTTGCAGCTACAATCTTCTTACACCGTTCAAATGTCAATACAAGGCATTTTGGAAGGCGTACTTAACCCATCTGGCCGTGCATTTAATGTAGAATTAGTAAGTTAATATATTATGGACGTTTTAACAAGATATTATAAAGAATCTTTACTTGACAACCTTTGCCAAGAATATAAAGGCTTATGGCAAAGCGCACATGATGATAAGGAAAAGTTGATGAAACTTTGTTTGCGACAGCAAGCCATACCACATGTGGCAACCTACGCATACCAAAGGAAAGGCATAACAAAGAAAATGGCCTTGGAGGAATTTGGCGCATATATAAATGGATATACAATTCATGATGCCGATGACGTAAAAGGCTACACTTATGGATTGTATGTTGATTACGACTATGACAACGACCTAATTGTAGATAAGGACGTGGTTCACATCATGTGGACGGTTGGTGCAAGCGTTGTTGTCCCAATAACGAAATGCCCAATTATATATATAAGCAATCATAGTAACGTGCATGTTGTTTGCGAAGGCTATAATCATGTTAAAATCTATTTGTTTGACCAAAGCAAGGTTACTTTGGAAGACGTAGACCAAGAAAGCCAAGTCACTATCTACAAATATAGCGACAAAGCAAAAGTGGAACAAGGTAAGTTTTGCCTTAGTTATAAAATTAAAACATTTGACAAAGAACTAAAACTATAAAGCGATGAAACCGGTATATCAAGTCAAGAACACAGAAAGCGGAACGTACCAAAACATTGAAACAATGTTCCCAGGCGTAGCCATCTTAAAGGTGGATGGAATGTTGGAACGTGGTGAACCTGTCAATATCTATTCCGCCCAATGGGTAAATAGCCAAGAAGAAGATTTCCTTATTACCACGCGCGACATTTATGACAATCCCGTTGTGATAAGAAAGAATGTGGATATTGAAGTTACGTTTATTGTAAAGCAAAAGTACGCAAGTTCAACGATTGATGTAATGACAACGCATGACAACTTCGTGGACTACATGACAAGCAGTGACGTATTGATAAAAAGTTCTTATATGAACAACAAATACGTTCATTGTGTTTGCTTGAAGGAATATAAGCCGACAAATGTTAGGTTGCAAAGAACAATAAATGATAATGGCAGAAGAATAGATAATTCCTATGTCATTGGCACAATAACCTTGCACACGTTGGATTCTCCTAAGACATAGAGGCTCTTTTACTACTTTCTTGTTTTCATACACAAACAAAGTTGAACGCCACCGTCCGGGAGGATAGTGGCGTTTCCATTGTTCAAAATTTTGGCAGAAATTCAGAACTTAAACAACCTTTTGTACCAAGGCAGGGTTTCGTAGTATTCGTTGTTGGCCTTTTCAAACGACAATTCATTTTTCAATGCTTCGTTTTCTTCTTCAAGACGATGTATAATGGTGTTCAACCTTATTTTTTCGTCAAGCAAGACTTCGATGCTCTTGTTCAAGTCCCTAATTTGTCCGTTCTTTTTCACCATCATGCGCCTGACACCATCAATTTGCGTTTTCAATTTGACAATTTCATTCACCAAAGAAGCATTGCTTTGTTTCGACACATTCTTTTTTTCATCCATAGCAATTTGTTTTGTTTTATTAGAAATCGGGTTTGTTGTATTCATCTAAATCGGGCGTTTCGCTTGAATTTTCTTGCGATTCCTTAATCATTCTGTTTTCAAGTTTCAAGGTGTTTCTTGGAAATGAAAACAAATTAAGCGTTTGGCCTATCACGCTATATCCTTCAACAACTTTTTCGTGTTCAATGGCGTATGGAAGCACTTCTCCTTTTATTTCAACGAGCATCCCCTTGTTAAAATGCTTGTTGATGTAATTCACAAGGCCAGGTTTGAAGATGCACTTCCATGAAAGGTACTTGCTTTCCACTACCTCACCATTTGACTTGTGGTAGCCTTTCTTGAACTCTGAGACGAACACCAAGCAACCGCCATTGTTTGGCAGGTATTTGATACTATCTATAAATCCTATTACGCTATAACTTGCCATAACTTTTGATTTAAGCGTGTTTTCGTGCGTTCTAAGGCGTTTTTATTCTTTATTGGTACTTTCATATACCTTTATCAACTCATCGGCGTAGAAACGAATTTTTCTTAGGTCGTCCAACGCTTGCCCTTTATGCTTGTATCGCATGGCATATTTGAGCATGTTCCCCGCGCAAAAGCCTTCAAATGCTTCTTGCCCATAAAACGCCTTGATAACATCAAAACATTCGATTCCACCTTGGTTGTAGTGTTGCGGATGGTTTACGTTGTCCTTTTTAGCTTGCTCTTTTGTGCTTGTCAATTCTTGTGTCGGTGCTATATCGCAAGGGCAAGGTTCTTCAACCACACCAATCGTGGAATTGGTATTAGAATTATCCCAATTAGTAGAAAATGCAAGTTTTTCTTTCATTTCTTCTATCTTCTTGTCGTATGCCTTAATATCGACCTTTTTATCTTTTATCTTGGCGTGTTCTACTTCATCGCGCAACATGCCATTCATGGCTTCTTCAAACTCTTCGTTTTCAAAATTATCGTCTATTACGCCCATTTTATTGTTCTTTTTATTCCTTTGTAGCACAAGAATGCGCAAACAAGGACGTTGGTTATTGATATTATGTAATATATTTCGTTTTCAAATTCATGCGTTAGGAAATAGGACTTTTCGTATAATGATATGGCAAGGTAGGCGCAAGCGAGTTTGTTGTAGATGCAAGTTTGGATTGCGATTGAAAGAATGCTTACTACGATGATAGTGGGCAGTTCATATTCAAAACACTTCGCTATGCTCCAAGATATTGGCTTGTTAAGATATATTCCATCTTGAAACTCTATGTAATCGCTCGTTGCCAATGCGTTGATATTTTCAATGTATGATATACAAACAATTAAGCACATCAAGAAAGGAATTGTCTTGCCAATTTGAATTAGTAGTAGTCTTGTTCGATTGACTACATTCCTTTTCATTTCTTGCGTAACTTTATCTTAAAGTTGGCGGCATTATCTCGATACATTTGCGCCGGTGCTTTTGGCACACTCTTTCGCTTTAACACTCGCGTCTTGTCTTTCTTTTGTATCAACCTCGACGCAAGCGTCATTTTTATCTTGCCCTTTGACCTACCGCCACGCCTAACCTTGCTTGCCA